TCCAGTATTAGCTATGATGTCACAAATGGACCAAACATCAAACGCTGGCATAATAAAAGACCAAGGTCAGTATTTCAAAGACCTATATGACAGAGACGAATTCTATAATGCAACAACAGATAATGCAATGCCACCACTGTGTGTATTCCAAAAGACACATCTGGCAAGTAGCAATAGTAATATAATATTTAATGGCATTCAATCAACTCCGCAGAGAGGATGGAATGCAGCAGTTGTAAACTGTGGTGGTAAGTCTTTTGATATATTAGCTAATGCAGAGCTACACCCAGGAGTAATAAAGACACATGTAGAAGATATAGACTGGACAGATAATAGTTCAGTAGCTCAACAATACGCCTTAGGCATCCTCAAAGAGGGTGTGGAGAAGATGTATGGTGGTACTCTAGCACTACGTGGCAACCCAAAAATAGAGCCATACGATAGAATATATGTGTCTGATAAGATAAATAGAATGCATGGATGGATAGAGGTAGAGACAGTTATCCATAAATTCGATACTAACTTTGGATTTACAACACACGTTACACCAAATATGGTATGTGCTATCAATTCAGATGCATATAAGACTGATTCACAAATCATAAGGTCGATGATATCATCAGACACTACATTCAAGGCAATAGGGAGTTTCCTTGCTGGTATGGCTGGTGGTTATGTAATAGGAACTGCATTTAGTGCTCTAACATTAGCTACTGGTGGATTATTTGCTGTAGGCCTTGGAGTAATAGCCACAACTACATTCTTTGCAACTGCTGGATATTCCATAATGCATTCTATAAAGGCGGCTGGAGAAGTTATTAAGGTTGCTAATGGGAGAAGTGGTGAAGTTGACATAATGGAATTCCTTGAAGCAGCACATAAAGACTCACTATTTGCATCAGCATTCAATCATGGATTATGGTATGGCTTTATAGCACAATACCTAGCAAAGACATATAACCTTGGATTTACACAAGCATGGACAAATACAGTAGACTTTAAAAATGCAACAGTGTCAGTATTCAACAATACAGCATCAAAATTATGGAAAATGAATACAGCATTGATACCATTTGAGTCAGGAAGAAATGGTATTTATCTGAAAAATATGTTTGAATATTATGCTAGACTAGTAGAGAAGATGACAGGTATAAAGTCAACTTTAAATACAAAAGGATTAGATACAACTAGCATAACAGAGCTTGAGGCGATGAAGGCAACATTAGTAAAAGCAGATCAACTACAATATGCAGATCCAAATAACCCAGCCCTGACTGATGAAGTGAAGAAAGCCAATACAACAAAAGCAGCTAAAGTATTAAAATCTATAGATGAAGCAATAGCAAGAGCAGAAGCAATAGCCCTAAAGAATGGCGGCACATTACCAGCAAGACCGCCACAAATAATGACCCCAGAAGCAGTAGAAGGGCTAAAGCCAGCAAGGAATATATTAGGTGGATTGTTTAAACTAACAGCATACACAGCAATATTAGAGCTTGTAAATGTATTCCCTGATTATCTTGAATCATACCTAATAAACTATGCAACAAGAGCTAATGTAATTACACTATCACCACTAATGCTTAAGAATAGAATGATGATGGCTGGACTAGATGGATTCCAGAAGACAAATGCATTTATGCATATGAAGAATATGATTATAAATGCAAAACGTGTACTGGATGATTTAGACAGAGCAGTAGACTATACTTTACCAACTCTTGGGTTTAATCCACTTATATCTACAGCAGAGCAACTAGCAATACAAAAGAATGAATTTACTGGTAACGCAAAGACAGCTGGAAGTAAAAATAAACTATCTACAAAAACAGCAAACGAAATTATTGATTTATATGGATCAACAGTGCAGGGACTAGTTGGAAAATATACTGGTAAAAATAAAAAAGGAAACTATTATATTACATGTGCTGCTGCTAGACAGGAGCTTACCCCTGAAAGAATAATGGCAATTATGTATTGTGAAAGTTGTGGTGTTGCTGATGCTGGCAAAAATACAACTGGAAGAGGTGTAATGCAGATTGTAATGAAATTCCACCACAGAAGATTTTTCGATCTTGATAATATTAATGCTACAAATCTTAAAAATGTGAATATGGATATTTACAATGAATCATCTGACTCAATAAGTATACTCAGCAATCCTCTAAGAGAAAGATTAAGTACACTATTAAAAATACATACATCGTTGAATATAGAATGTGCAATTGATTATTTAGTAGATATAATGAATGGACAATTTAAAAATGATTGCACAAGGAAATATCCAAGTGAAGACTTATGGACATCAGTGCTTAAAACATATGCTGAGGGTGATGAGTGGAGAGGCGTTGCAGGGACAAAGTTGTCAGAAGATGAAAACTTAAGAAGCAGACAGTTAACGAAGGCAGAAAACGCACAAAGATATATAGATGATGCAATAAGCAATAAGGCTGAGGTATTCGCACAGCTAATGACTTCTAGGAATATAAGAGTGGCACAACCAGCAACTCCGTCAAAGTAAGAGGGTGATATGTCAGAAATAAAAAAGCTACATGACCAACTAAAATATGTATCATCTTCACTAAATGATATATCACACAGAACAAATGATACTGGGAATATGTTTATATCAATGGCAAGTATCTCATCAATAGCTGAAGATAGGGCTACTTGTGATGTACTACTATTAGACAAAATGGTAGAACTATTAAATGTAAAATCCATAATTCCATGTACTGATTTAAATGTATCTTCACACCTCAAAGAGGAAGATATAGTATTAGTAATGTATAACTATCCATCAATGAGTAGAGCTAATATAATATCAAAATTAGATAATGGTACAAAAGGGTATCTGGATAATAAATCATTCCAAGTGACTAATAGATTAGACTTCTCAAAATGGACAATATAGGATAGGTTATGGCAAACGAATATTATGGATCAATAACACCAAGCACAAAGACTGCAGAGCAACGAAGAGACGCTGGTGAGATACTTGACTACACAAGTAGGTCTGTTAGATTAGCAGCAGATGGTGGTCAAGCTGAAGTAGTTGTAAACCCAAGTAATGTGGTAATAGCTACTGATTCAAACACAGCTATAGGCGTAGCCAATGGAAATATTGTATTAGATGGTAAGGTCTCATTCACACATGGAGCTAATGATATAGCTATAAATGGCTTCTATAGACTTAACCAAGACCTGATGCAGACGCTACCATCAACATTAGCAAACCCAATAGAGACATTGATTTTTAAGTATCCAGCTAAAGTAAAACAGTCATCTAGCCTAATAGCACTATTATCCAATGCTTCAAATATGGTAGCATAGATGTTATTATCAGTTATCTTAATCAATAGCTAACAGGACGGTATCATGATTACAGATGGAGATTTCAAAGTAGACTATGCAGATGATATTATCATCGATAGTAATGATGCCGTATTTGAGCTAGATAATTTCACATCAGCCATGAGGAATGCTCAGCGCAGAATATCTGCTGGGCAATCTGACTTCAAACTACGTCCAGAAATAGCAGCAGGAATAGAATCATTCCTACAGCGTCAAATAAATATCCTTACATTATCAGATATAGAATTAACAATAAAATCATGCATGGTCAATGATGGCTTATTTAGTGGTGATGAGTTTGCCATAAAGTTTGATACATCTGATACTACAAAACTTGGTGTCCTTATATCACTAAAAAAGAATGGCACAGTACCACTAGATAGCTCAACAACATTTAGTGTGTATGTTGATAAACAAAATATGAGGTCATACGCGTAATGTCAGATATAAACAACAGCTTATATAGAGTTCTAAGTAAATTTAAAACATCTTTTGGCCTTAGCTCAATCTTGCCTGGAAGTAAGCTACATAGTTTAGCTGAATCAATAGCATTTGAGAGTACAATAACAGAAGATATGATTAACACTTATATCCAGAACAATAGCTTAATGACAGCTACTGGACCTATATTAAATGATATTGGGCGTAACTTCTTTGGAATGAAGAGGCTAGAAGTATCAAAACCGGAAGTTACTTCCTCCATGAAGTGTCTTAAATTCTATACAAATAATGGTGTTGCCTTTGGTGATATTAATAAATCAGCTGATGGTTTATCTAATAATATAGTAATACCAATTGGTACATTGATAACTGGTACATATAATAATATTGAATATGTATTTAGAATGACAGAAGAAGTAGTATTGAATAAGGCAACAAATATTGGATATGCTAGTGCAACAATGTCTATGGGTAATAATAAATTCATACCATCAGGAATATTGACTTCACATAATTTTACAAAATACTCAGGATCAGCATCTAAGCTATTATTAGTAACAAATGCAACTTCAATAGGCACAGGAAGAGAAGAAGAAAGTGATGATAACTATAGATATAGATTAATAAACTCATTAAAGTCAAACTCTACTTGTTCATACTTTGGCATTAAAAATAGACTACTTGAAATACCTGGTATATCTAATATAGAGATAGTGAATGGAGCATATGGTGGTGGCTCATTCGCTGTCTATGCACAAGGCACAAGTCCAATAACTTCAGATAGTATTATAAAGTCTGTAAATGAGAATATCTCAAATATGGTTCCTGCGTGGTGTACCTATACAGTATCTAAACCAAACTATGTAGGTCTTGTAATGACATTCGCAGTTAACTCTGGTACGCAGCCATTATCTGATAACGCTATACAGTCAATAAACAATGCAATATCTGAAAATGTAAATAATTTCTATGGTTCAGAATATAAGGTTATCAACTTACAACAAATAGCAGCATATGCATCATCTGAAGTATTTGGAATAACACTTACATCATTACAAATATATACAGGTTCTGGTGATTTTAGATTATATGAAGAAGCTAATCTTGCTATGAGAGACTATACAATATATCTATCAAACATTGAAAAATTGATCATAGAGCCAAATATAGTTGAGCCAATTAAAATAGTTCAGGTATAATAATGATATTCTATTATCCAATAAATGCTATAACAATAAAAGAGATAAATAGGTTAAATTATATTACCTATGATGCAATTAGTATTAATCCTAATGGTAAGAATAATGATTGTTCAAAAACAGTAAGGCTGATAGATGTTGCATCATCAGAATTCATAAGAGCAAAATTTGATTTACATTATTTGCCAACCTTGACATTGTCAGAGATAGATTTTGTAGCTATAGATAGAGTAAATAGATTTAATTTATCACAAATAAATGTAGTTGATAAGACAGTACAAAATTATCCAAGATGTGATACTCCAATAACTGGATATAGCTTATATACAAATACACTATATACGCTAAAGAACATAAACTCATTTACAGACTTTACAAGACATTCATTGCCAGTTGATATGTTTTTTGAAAACTCTGGACTTACTATATCTCATACAGTAGAAGATATAGACCTAATAAATGATGTAGAGCATATGTTTGTATCACCATTTATGGCGAATAAATCTAGAGTGACAGTTAACATAATCAACTATGATATATCTCATATGTTGTTAATGGTAGATCCATATTTTGAGATAACTGGCATAGATGCTAATTACAATAATATAAAAGAAACACTATTTATAACAAATGACTATGATTTAGTAACAAAGAATGAATATGTTGAGATATCATCAATAGTTGTAGTAGGTCTTACTAAAGGAATAACTATCAAATTATTGCCTTATATCAAAAGCAGAATAGCAAAATTAGACTACACATATATTGACAGAGAAGACTTTACACCATTAACAGCTGTATTTTCACTAGATACAATAGCAAATAAGCTAAACATATCAAGGCTAAATGATACATCATATTTCCCAGCACAATTAGAAAGTTATGAATCATTTGATCTGGATGAGATAAGCACACATACTATCAATGATTATATATTTGATAATAATAATAGGATGCTATATGTAATATCTTCAGATACGAACAACGATAAATTCATAACTGCATACCCACTTATTGCACCTTATTCAATGACAAACCTTGGAAAACTTCAATCATCTGAAATTCAGACGATAAAGGTAGAGTACACAAAGTCAACATTAGATAGAAAATACTTTCTTATAATCTTTCCATCACAAAAAATTCATGGCGTTGAGTATATGGACATATCAATTCTTCATCCATATAAAGCTGCTAGGGGTCTATGGAAAGAGTCTGTAATATACAGCATAGGTGATTTAGTAATATTCAATGGTGAGCCCTTTATATGCTTGGTGGAACATATATCATCTTCAGTATTCAATATAAATAATTTCACAATGCAAAGGGTATATTTAATACAAGACTTCTTACTTGACCTAATATCATTTGGGGTTGAAACGAACAGATTTGAAATTGATTTTGATATACTATTTGAACTTGATTGCGAATCAATTATAAATATTGAGACTAGAGGCACAGAATCCTGCATACTGCAAATACTAGCACAAAATCATAAATTAGCTCCAATAGTATCTAAGCCAATGGCAGAGATGTTTATATACAATAATAAATCAGATCTATCATCAGATACATCAATTATATATGCAATTGAAAACCAAACAATCAAACTACTAACAGATAAACTCAATAACTATAACTATCAGAACAATTCAGCTATTAATATACAATCAACTGACTTTCATCTATATTCAATAACATCAAATGAAGGTATAGGGATTAACAATTATAACATAGTGAATGTATTTGATACTTTTTATATGGACTGGGATAACAGAACAATAATAACGTCAGATACAATAACACATGTGATAAATACAGATAGTAGAGATATATCAGGATATAACATACTGACAAATAAGTTTGCTATAAATTATATAGAAAAACAAACAACAGACTATAACAGGGTCTTTTCTAGTTAGGTGAAAAATGGCATTTACTACTACAAATAATATAGACTCTGCAGCAACCTATCTAGGAATACAAAGACTTCCTGGTGAAATAAACTCAGATTTTATTAAGAGAGTAAGAAAACTATCTGCAATACGCTATAGTACTGATACTGATAGACTAACTAAATCTATTATAAACCAGGTTGGGATAGAATATAAAGAAGCTGTGAGTATAAAGTGCAAATTGCCTTATACGATAAAAATAAATAACCAATACTGTGAGATAGAATCATTCACATTAACTGGTAGTAACTTTAAGCGTGTATTTATTGGCAACATTAGTAAAGAGAGTGATAGTTCAACCTATCCGCTGAATAAGGTTATATCAACACTACAGGCCGATACAGATTTTACAATACAAATACTTGATACAAATCTACTAATAAGTAAGCGTGAAAATATACTATCAATATCTAACTTTAAGAATAGAGAGTATGGGATATTTGATAAATGTACAAGGCTAGATATAACTGGCATGATACCAGGAACATTGACATCATCATCTATGCATATAAGAAGCAGAGTAGATTCAATACCTGAACTATTACAATTTGGTGATTACTACTTTGATGAAAAGTTAGGGTACTTAGAGCTATTTAGTCAAACAGTTGACCAATTTACAATCTTCTTCAAAGAATATCAGCCAACATTCACACTATTAGTATCCGACTTTAACTTATTATCACCAAGTGATTATGCTAATAATGGATTATCAGATAACTTTATAAATATACTTTATCTCGCAATGGAAGGTAGAGGTATTGAATAATGCCTTCATTCTATCTAAACAATACATTATACTCAGTACAGACATCAGCATATAACTTAGACGTAGATATACTTGATGGAATAAGTTTATATATAGCCCCAAAGACATTCTCTACATCAGTATCTGGATATAATGAAGTAGCTAACAATACACTATGGCTATTAAAACCAAAAGCAGATACACAATGTAAAGTAAGGGCTGTTATTGGCGGGATACAAGTAGATATAAAAGAAGGTCTTGTTGGTGAGTCATCAACCAATCCTTATGTATTTAGACGAACATCATCACCAAGTCCAATAAGTGTAATAGAAGATAGTGTACAGAAGAATATATATCCAGTATATGGCAATGATTCAACACAATTTGGCACTGACTGGATAAGAAAAATAAACATTGGTAATAACTCACTATCTGAAATCACATCTCTGGCATCATCTGCGAATATAGAATTTAATAAAACTTACCTTAACAACCATCTCATAAATAAAAACCTAAATGATTTTGTAACATTCAACATAGTAATAAATGAAACAAATGGAACACAACTATATAACTTAATAGTACAACAACTACTTGAGTGTACATTTGTGATACACAAGACAGTATACAACAAGAATATAACTTCAGGTCTTGACTATTATAATCAAACAGACTTTAAAAAGTTTAATGATAATGAATTTGGTATAAGGTTCTAATATGAATATATTTACATCACTAGATAGCCTAAAGCGTACGGCACTAAGAAAAATAGTTGATAACTTAGGCAATAAGATATCATCAGAACATATCTATAATTTCCTTAACCAATATATTAATTATGGGAATTCAGCTGTATCATCACTACCATCTCTAGTGAAACCAGATTTAAGAAATTTATATGCAGCAGACTTCTCTGCGAAAACAATGCTAGCGTATCTTGAGCTATATGCACAATATGTAATTAGTTCATCAATGATGGAAACAGCTAATGAATTAAATAGTATATCATTATCAAAATATTTTTCTATACTCTTTAAATACAAAGAAGCTTCTTCACTAATTGAAGAAAAAAGAAGCTTGAGAGACAACAGATACGTAAGACATATAAACTTCTCAGCACCAAAATCAATACTACCAACAACTCAAGACAACAAACTATTCAGCATATCAAACACATTGCAATTATCATATCAGGATGTATTATCACTACCAATCATGAGTAAGAAGATAGTATATCCAGATGATATAATGGTATATATAAATGATAATGCTCTTGGTACATTGAATTATACTTCAGATAATAAGAATGTATCAGCATCAATACTGAGGAAGATAGGCCAACACATAGGTAATATTAAAGAGGTAAAGCCGACTAATATAGTAAGCAATGCATTAACTGCAATGTCTTTTGGTGGTGTAATTGGTGGATACGTTTCTGATGTTATTTATTTTAATATAGTATCAATAGCTAATGAAGCTGATGGTATATATTTGGTATATAAGACATCTACAAATGGGCAAGAATGGTCATACCAATCCGATGTACAGATATATAGCGAGAATACTAACTATGATATTTATGTGTTGAATTCAATCAAGTCAGGAGCAACATTTAATATTGTAGATTCGGCCGCATTGAGTGGTGGTGAAACATGGGCTCTTGTATTAGAATATAATAGCTTACCAGCGCCACAATGTAATATGAAACTAATATTCAACTCAGTTATCCCACTATCAAATATAACATTCAATGATATATCAGAATATGATTTAGAATTTAGCACAATGGCATCAGTCAAAAGAGAAGAGACTGGTGCATCAGAAAATGTAAGTATGAGTCAAAATTCTATTGAGAATATAGTAATGCCAAATGGGATTTGCTATTCAGTTGATATAACAGGATCTCAAGCAAGACATAAGCTAGCATCAGATAGTAATGGTAATTTAAGACTTAAGTATGATTATGACATAGCTGATATAACAGCAAATTCAAACATCTTTTATAAGGTAGGATGTATAATATTTGATAAATTGCAGGTAGATAATATCACAAGTATATCCTTAAGTGCTGAAGAGACTATACTACCACCAAGACAGTCTGAGGCAATCTCAAGAGCAAATACATCATATTCAATTATAACAGAGACAAAGTTTGGCATAAGTGAAATACCAATCATACCAACAGATTATTATACAAAGAACCCATCATACATTAATAGTGGTAAACACTTTGTATTAGAACCTATTATATTTGATGATAAGATAGTAAGAGACATGACTTCAATGAAGTACAATATGAAGTTTAGATTCTTAGAAGATGTAGGCACAATATTGTATAGATTTAATAGCTATCATGCATTTCCAACAGGTGATGCAAAGTTCTACATAACATCACAACAAGCGTCTGGGAACAAAATAAACTCAAACAATATACTTGCTGTAAGTACATCTGGTGATATACGCTCTCACTATGTATATAAAGGTAATGTGCATGTAGGGAATACGCTATCAATAAATAGCACATCAATAACAGGCACCACAACAAATTGGACAATAACAAATAATCAAACAGCATATATGTTTTATAAAGACTATGATGGCCAGATTAAACTAGCAATAAAGTTAATAACATCACTAGAGAATGAAAAGTCAGTACTCACACAGTTCAGTGGAAATATATATGGTAAAGTATCGATGCTATCTGCTGATGAATCATACATAAGTCCTTACGTAACGAAGTATACACTTTCCTGTATATAGAGAGAGCTAATGAATATAGAACAAGGGTCTGAAATAACATCTACTGAATTAGATAATTACTACACTGAGATTGATAATCTATGTAGCAACCTAAATTCGTTAACATATTCTGCATATAGCAAATCAAATATGTTATACAATCAATCGTCTGTACTTGATGATATACTAACATCAAATATGGCATCTCTGTACAGTAAATTGAACTCAATTGTATTCTCATACACAAATGATAAAGTATCATTCCTCGAATCATTTGAGTCTCTCGAATATATTGATAAAGAATTTAATGTAGATAGTGCTCTAAACATAGATACGTCAAATAGGTCTTTGTCACTTCCAATAAAGAAAAGTACCACTGTTGATGTAATATCAGTCATAATAGAAGCTGATAGTAATGGCAGTGCAGGAAACTCACTGAATGGATATACGAATGTAGACATCAAATCAATCTTTGATGGTAATATAGCATCAGTATTTGAGTATGAAAAGTATACAAGCATATTTGATGCAGGTAATTTGACGCTGGCACTTACATTGAAACTAATAAAGTTTACAGCAGTAAACACTATCTACGTTAAGATGTATAATGATTCAGCAATAAAGTATCCGACACTTGAGCTTATTGAAGTATCAAACGATGGAGTTGAATGGAAACCAGTAAATGGATTCATTAGTACATTCACAGATCAAAATGATTTTTATATTAGGTTTGAAGCAGTACATGCAAGATATATAAGAGTCAAGCTGATGCAACAAATAGCTCAACAGGTCCAGACAGGATTTGGACTTAAGAATAGATACTCGATAGGGCTAAGAGATATACAGGTAATAACAAATGAATATAATGATAGAGGTTCATATGTATCTATACCTTTTTCTACAGGAAAACAAATAAGCAATATTAAACTTACGTCAGAGTATATAACATCAAGTGGTATATCATTTTATGTATCAGCGAACAATGGTGGATACTGGATACCATTAACAAATGGAGAAGAGCTAAGTTTAATCAATATCAATACTGGAGTAATATTAGCTGAAAACATAAAGTCTCTTAGAGTAAAGATTGATATGAAGAGGGCATATAGTTCTGATACACTAAAGCAGATATCACAACTAGTTCAGTACTCATCATCAGGAACATATCAACTAAGCTATAACCCTATAGAGCTAACTGCATCAATTGGTGGACATATTTCTTGTGGTGGCGATATCAGATATGTTATACAGGCACCATATCCATATAACATATTAGATGAGTTATATAAAAATAGTGGAATAAGGCTAACCCAAGGACTTTCGTCAAAAGTTTATTTCGGAGAAAGAGAAGACACATTATTATCATCATCAACATCTGCTGGGAGCTTAACTCTATTAAGAAAGTTAATAACAGAGAATACTAACTCACTATTTACATTCACAGTCAAGTATATTCCATACTACGAAGATATTGAAAATGATTTATCACTATTTCTTGGGAATCAAGAGATACCGTGCTTCTTAAATGATAATGGTCAAAATAAAGTATTATGGATAGCAACAAAGGACTATAATACATGCCATACTATAATTTATGTTGACTTAGTTAACCTTGAACTAATGTATAAATCTGGAACTAATACTATAATAAATGGCAATATAAATTCTGGGATTAATTTACAATTTAAGAAAGTGATACATGATCCAACAGTAGTTGATTATGGAAATCTAATAACCTTAAAGCATGAAGTGTTAAACAATGGTGAGACTGATATTACAATAACAGAGTACAAGAATGGAAGCTTTGCAAGACAACTAAGAAGTTCAGAGTTTACACTATATAAGCCAGCAAAGAATATGATAGTGATAAATGAAGGATCATTTTCAGATAAATCAATTTATTATGTATCATACACGCCAAGATTTGATATATCACACTTACTTGATACAAATAATATCTCATCACCAACAATAGAGCTAAAACAATTGATAGATGCGCCATACTCAGCAATGGTATCATTCAACTATAAGTATGAGGATCTTGCACTTATAATGGATACTAAATACTTCTCACCATTATGTAAAAACTATAAAATAGAATTATCATAGAGAACCTAAATGATATCATTTAAAAACAAATACATACTTTCAATAGTAAAGAATGGGTTAACAACATACCTTAAAGGTATTTCACAGAAGAGTGGTATAACAATACCAACATTGAATCAGTTAAAGACCTACGCTGATGCCAAATTCAGTATCTTTACAGAGCAAATACAAGATCCATACTTTAATAACATATTCACAAATCCACCTCTAATATCAAAAGAGATGTTTGAATATGCACTATCAAATGTTAATCTATATGCAAGCTCGCTGATCAACACACCAATATTAAATGATTATATAAGAGACACTATAAAGTGGAATAAGATATCACAAAGATTTCTTTATTCAAATATAATAGCAAACAATATAGTGAATGAACTATCAAACTATTCATGTAGGCACATTGACATTATAACAGACGCAGATGGTGCTAATGTGAGAACATTCAATATAGGAAACTATGTTGTACTGCCATATTGTGTTGAGAATGTAAAATGTTACAATGGTCCTATATCAATATCAGCATCCACAGCAGACACTGTTAACTTTGAGAATTTTAATAATATAAACTACTTACCACTTAACGAACCAGTAATGGTCAAGTACCTAGCATCATCTGGCACTAAGAATATATTTACACTACAAATATCAATGACAGAGTTTGATGCTAATGTGATTTATATAAACTCATATGGCACAATAGAATCTATAGGACTTCAGGCTTACTATAACAATGACTTGGTAGTATCAGATATCAATAAGTCAGATGAAACATTGTTTACGTTTAAACAATCAAAAATAAATACACTAAAACTTACAATTACATTAAACAACTATAATCAAAATAAGCAGGCGTCTTTTGAAATTAGTGAGCTGATGGTATTAGGGAATGTGAACTTTTCGAAACAAGCATCATTCGAAACAAAGCCAATAGAGATAAAAGACTTCTTTGATATTAATAAAGTACAGATAAACGCTATAGATTACACAAACAATGGCAGTTCATATTTTAGCAAATACCTTTCACTTTCACTGACTGACGCCAACACAAATTTTTTCCAGATTGATGATATAACAAGTACATATATACCAGCTGCAAAGTATACATTTACAAAAAACTATATAATGGATGGTGGAGCAAGTACACATAACTTGGCTTGTATATCATTTGGTACACAAAAAGAACTTAAGCAAACATTTTATAAATTTAGCATAGCTTCATCTGGGATAAATTTTAAACAGGCTAAAGTATTTATTGGTACAAATGATGCGTATGGAATGCCAAATAAATTACCAAGTTCAGCTGATGGAAGAATATTCGAAAACTGGACAAAAATAGGCAACTACTTTAGGACAATGATACTTAATAATGAAGAAAATATTACATTAGATATTGGACTTAATAATAAGATAAAGATAAATGGAAGAGAAGTAGCTGGAACAGTTTCAATACCAGTAGGCATAAGTATGGTTGATGTACATGAATCATTATTTGACCCAGTACTTGGATCTACTGTAGCATCAGCTGGAGAAAACAACTGCCTATTAAATGACTCATATATCTATGGTGACAAGCTATATCCATACAACTTTGCATACAAACTTGCTGGAATGCCAGCATATTTAAATGGCGACCTTGATGTGGTAACATTAGCACCAACAACAATAACTGACACAATGGCAATACAGTTAGATAGCCCATTCATACCATTATCAATATCAGTAAGTGGTGGTGGAACATACAGTCTTCATCTTGGAGCGACACCAACACAACCTGGAACATTCACAGTAGAACCAAACAAAGGGATAGTCCGAATACATTCCACAGAGAATAATCAAAATAAATTTATAGACACAGTAATTATCAAGTATACAAAAGCATCAACATACATAAAGCCTTGTGGAGTATTATTTAATAGGATAGCCACATACATAGACTATAAATCAATCTATAATATGTTAGCGCTACTAGGAACATTTGACACAACATTCTTTAGCTACTATAAAGATGATACAGAAGCAATTCTAATTCCTGCAGTAGATCAACCAGTCAGTTACCTTAAGCCATACCACAATAAGATAATGTATAACCTATTTGATTCAAAACTATTTGTAGCCACAAAGTTTACACTATATACAAATGACACCAATATCTCGCCAGCAATCAAAAACATCTTCATACAAGGACATAAATAATGAAAAATGATATGTATGTAGAAGTAGCTGAGATGGCACCATCAAATGAAGTGGTGTCAAAAACATCAAGAATACAAACACTAAATATAATCAAGGCGACACTTGAAGATCTCTTAACACAAACAACAGATAAAAATATAGAGAATATTATATATGCACACCTGCTAGCACTTGAGGATTGTTATAAGATAGATATGTACAAGTTTCAGTTTAAAGCCTTAGCTGACATGATGCAGAAAGATATAAAAAACATAAAAGAGGCAATAGCCTTAGAGATAGTATGATAGATAAACAGATAGAGATTTATACACTAAACAATAAAAGAGAAGATATAGAGCACATCGGTAAATACTATCCAGTATATGCATCATGTAATCTAATAATAAATAAATCAAAAGGTCATACTAAAGTCCATGGCATGTGTATGAGAGCTGCATACTACTCATGTATCGGGCTGTCAGAAAGTACCATAAATACGAACAGAATGATAGCTAGGAAGCTCGGAGACTATACTGAGTATATGCTACTATCAGTTTTAGATAAGAATGGCTCTATGGTAGAAAAAGGTGTAAAGTTTATTAATGAAACACATAACATAAGTGGTAAGCTTGACGCAATTATTAAAGTTGATGATATTGAATCTGGAGTTGAAATAAAATCTATTGGTTCCAATAAGTGGACTGTAAGCGAAATCTTTGGATCACAATGGAATAAAGCAAAACCAAAGATAGAGCACTTGCTACAATGTATAGTATATCTGAATTGTTTTATAGGAAGATTAGATAAGTTTTACCTGGTTTATATACGAAGGGATACTGGCGAGATAAAGGAATTTGAAATATCACTAGCTCTAATAGATGGTATTTTATATCCAACAGTTGATGGCATTATCCTATACGAGTTAAATTCCAAGAATATATTTGATAGATATATAAAGCTTCACGAATATCTAACAAACAATCAAGTCCCTCCAAGAGATTACAACTTTATATATTCACAAGATTATGCAAAAGAACTATATGAAGATGGATTTTTATCAAAGTTTATGTATAACAAACATTTAGAAACGCCAATAGGTGACTTCCAATGTTTCGGATGTGGCCATAGAGACATCTGTATTAAGGATAAATAGATATGAAATTTGATTTAGAGATAAGCGTAAGTGACGTTTTAACACAAGCAGGGAAAGATAAGCTAGCTAATATCTTTTTCCCAGTAGCAACATCATCACTTACTGGTAGATTTAATAGCACGATGGCGACAACATCTGTGCCTATAGATACATCAAGATTTAGGTTAATTGATTATTCTAAATGGAATAATAATATAGACCCAAGCTACTTTAATTCAAGGATCATGAACACTGGCGAACTAACATTAGCCAAGTCTATAATCAAAAGAGGTAGCATAATACCATTCTTCAATACTGGGACGGTAATATTCCACAAATATCCAGTAGCATTTTCCAATGACACTGTAAGACTCTTACTTGATTATGATGGAGAATTTAATAGATATAGTATAAAAATTCCGACAGATACTAATACATCCTCAATTAGGATTATTACAAGTAAGCTATCATCTGGTGGCATTGCAGATGTGTACCAAGATTTTCAGTATATAAGCGAAAGCAATGTACCAGTAATGTATACGACAGACATATCAAGCGCAAAATATAAATTAGGAAGTATAATAGTATCAACTGATATAACTGGTGGATATACTGGCCTATACACAACATCTTATAGCATGGTGCCTAATAAAATAGTAGATGGCTCTGGGATAAAAATAGGAGTATGGAATACAGTAAAAAGCTCAATGAATGATGGTAATGCTTATATAAACAAAGATGATAATATCATAATCATAAAAGACAATGGAATATTCTCAAACTTAATACACACATATCTATTTACTAAATCACGTATTGATAACCTATTTACGATATCAACACTCTCAAATGGTGATAAGTATATCTATCTGAATACAAAAAAGATAAACTTTTCACAGCAAATCAATAAAACAATAGCTGCTGGCAAATCAACAACTGAATTCTTTAATCAGTATCCAGTAGAGAACATAGAAAATAATTTTATAACAAACTATCCAGTAACAGGATGGAATGTAAAAATACTAAAGAACCTAATAAAGTTTACAAATACAACAAGCAATCCAGTAGTTGTATCTACATCATTAAGTGGCCAACTATATCCAATAATAACATATAGTAGAGGTACAATAGATACAGCAAAAAACATACGACATATGAAGATTGATGTTTCACCAAGGTCAGTAAACTTTGGTGATGGCGCCTTGTGCTTTGTAAATAATGAAGTAAATAAAAGCAACATAGCAGAGACTATAATCATAGACAATGGCGACAATGAGATACGCCCATTTGTTGGTAAGCCGATAACAGTTAAAATACTAAACTCAGAGGGTGTACCATTACCAAATAAGAATGTGAAATTAACACTAGATGATGACATTAACGGCTCTGTACAATGGGGCATACCTGCTGATGAAACAAATTCTATCTCTGGGATAACAAATCTTTCAGGAGAATTTACAACAACAATAATAAACTCAAATATAAAAGACACATGTTTTGTACAAAAGCAATGGGTTGGAACAGTTAGTTCAGTCGCAGCTAGCGGATTTAATATACAAACTGGGACCTTTAATAAGATGTATCTACCACAAGACCTAACAGGAGTAACAAGTGATAATGTATTTACATTCATCATAACTGCTGATGATCCTGTATTAGGGCAGATAAGAGATAAGGGTGGGCTATTCGGAATAACAAAAGAATTCTTTACATCATCTTCATGCTTTGATTATTACATGACAGAGGATATTAATACATACGAACTATCTGGAAGACGTATAGCTTATGCTGAAATAACAGCAGACCAGCAGATAGGGGCGACAAGTAAGTATACAATAAAGAGCTCATATATAAAACCAACATCAATAACAGTAGTTAATACACAAAAAGAATTTTATGGCAAAAAGTTATTTTTATATAATCCATCAATAGGTAACTCAACAAATAATGCGCTATTATTCCCAAACATATTAACAACAGTACATACATCATTCACAAAAGTAGCTGCATCTGACTTTACAATAAGAAGTATCGTAACTTCAGCTTTTAATGATAAATGGTTATTAACAGACAATACATTCGACTACTTTAGATTTACTGTACCAAAATATACAGAGATCACATTTAATAGCCAACTTCCTGGTGAAAATGACAATAATGTTATTGGCTACTTAATAAGAGTTAAGCGTAGTGGAATGAATGCAAAAATAACAGCAGAACATTCAGATACATTCCTAGACACAATCCTATCTACATCAAGTACTGGAATGGAAATAGTAGCATCTCCAGAGAATGATAGCACATTCACATTATCAACAGAATCAAATACAATCAATAGCTATATTGGACCTTATTCACATTTAACACTATCTGATTATATGTCTAGTCAGTATGGCACTAACTACGCGACTTATGTATGTAAATACTCACAGGGTAATATAGTTGATGGCGTAACGAACAGATGTAATCACCCAAATAATATAACAAGAATGCATTATCTTGGTGGCCCTGAAGGTGCAAACTTATATTGCAGACATAACGTAGCATTAGATGCAACATTAGATGAATGGTTTGGTGTAGGCAGCAGAAGCGCTTATAAATGTCCAGGGCTAGACCAACAACTAATAAACCCATTCTTATTATATACAAACTAGGCAGAGGAATATATGGCTTACTCAAATAAGTTTCCAACGACATTACCAATAGACATAAACTTCTTCAATGCAGAGTCACTGTCGCCAATAAAGTTAAATTCTATCTTTGAATATCTTAAAATGGCTAATACATCCATAGAGGTATTTTTAGGAAATGGAATTGACTATGATGCAACTACGCCAGAGAAGAGGAAATTAATAGGGAATATATCAAACCTAATTGGTGATGTTGCTGGTAATATATACATGCCATATAATTACTTTGGTACTGTATATTCATTATATAAGAGTTACTGCTCATCAAATGGAAATACTGGGTCATCTGTTAAAGGTACTTATGAGCATGCTAAATATAATAGCGTGGATGACAGTATAGAGATAATAGGTGATATAAACATTCCAGTGAATAGGTCTTTTAAATACAACACAACAATTGGTATACACTATTCAATGATACCAAACGGAAGTCCTAACACTGGGTTAATACAATGCTATGTAGCAAAGATATCTGGCGAGAACGATGTAACAACAACTAATACAAATATAATCACAAATATAGCTGTTTCGGCCGGCAATACAATACAGAATGCAGAGATAACAGTACCATCAGGAACTTTCATATCACATATAAGACTTAGCAATTCAGTAAATGCTAACCTAAAATTCAATGTATATTCACTTTATTTGTGTAAAAGCACGGTATCAACAAATGCATTTTATGCATTAGGCAAAGACCATAAATCTCTTTATGTATGTGGCAGGACATGTAAATGGTCACATGCATCATACAACGCTGTTAGTGGTGGAGCTACATGCCCATACATAGCAGTGAGTGGTGCTTGTATAGGGAATACATATGACATATATTCTGATGATGGGACAACAATAGCTAGTCGCTCAGGGATACCAGTATGTGGCGGTACAGAGAGTATAGCTGGACATACTATAAGTAATAGCCTAGTCACATACAAGAATGGTGTTAGTGGTGATCAATATCAGTATGAAACTACATACGTTGGAGTGACGCCTTCTCACTACGTTATGCAATCTCCACTTATAAGCTATACAGAAAAGAATAATATTATCAAATACAAACCAACATTGATGACAAATACAGTATCAACACTGTCTCAGTCTGAAGCATTTGTATACGATTTTAAATCAACGTCAGGAAGTCCTATATTATTTAACGCAACTATTGTAGGAACAGGTAGGAAAGATATAGTAAAAATCTACAATACATCACTAAATGTAAATGATAATAATAAATACATATTCATCTCTTCTGAAATAGGCATATCACAAATGATAAATGCAATGGTTGAGTTAGCATCACTAACAACAAATAGAACAATAGCAGTATACGCAGACTAGGATATATATATAATGATATTTGACCTAGAAATACAACCAAATTCAATTGGGCTACAGTTTGTGAATGCTGGATCTACAATATCACCATCACAAGTACCAATACTATACTTAAATACAAATGAATCTAACATATGTCCTGCTGACTTTGTATCAATAGACACAAACTCAAGTATGGATATACTACTTAATATGGATGTAAATCAAGTAGAGCTTACTGATAAAACATTTGTAGTTGGATCTGATAAGATACTATTAACACATATAGCTAAATACTCAAAGATGACAGGATCGAAATATCCAATCTTCTATAGACATAAAATAAAATTAGCTGAGAATACATTACTAATAGACAAGTCAGTAAAGATATATGATGAAACTGGAGCACAATTATCAGAAGAAATGTATTTAGTAGAATCAGGCAATGGTGAAGCATACATCTATATAAATAAATCAAGTGAATCTTTATTAGTAGCTGAATGGGCAGACACAACATCAACAAAGAAAGAGTGCCTAAAGCTAGAGCCAGTATTCAAAGACCTTGATGGCACACTAGTTCAACAAAGTAGCATTGGTAATTATGAATTTTATATTACAAATACTGGGAATCAGTTTATATGCCATACCAATAGAACTGGTACAATATTCTATGCTTCAAACAAAGACTTTAGCTTCGTTAAGAAGCCAGTAGCAAATATAAATGAACCATGGTATTTATTAATACAAAACCTTACAATTCGCTCCATTTCATCAAGTGGAAATAACATGTTCTATAGACTACCAGAATATTATTTAAAGAACATGGCATCATTACCAGGAGCATATAGGCCATACACAAAACAATTATGCAAAATACTAAATGGTAAATATATAAAGACACAAATGCCACCAGCAATAAGTAAGCTTGGTGAAGTAAATATCTATATTTATGACAAAATAACAAATACATTAGCAGCTTCATATACAACTAATACATTGCTAGTTGGAACTCCATCAGATAATATAGATATATTATGGATGAAAATTGATGATTATTCATATGATGGAGTATTCGTATTAAATAGTGAATGGGATATTAATTACTATATAGCTTATGCATCATATCAAATAGAAAATAAATACTATGTATTTGAATATTTAGACTTAAATAGCATCCAAATATCAAGAGCAAAAATGGTTGCGCTATATTTATCACCTGACTTTTCCGCATATGGCGCAAATACAAAGCCTACATGTTTATTTTACGCCTTTATTGGTGAAGATGATGGGAAGACAAACTCACAAAAGTATGAAGTAAATGGATGTTCTTTCAGCTCTATTAGTTCATATCAAGCATTCTTAACATCTAAAGAATGTTATCACTTAGCATATGTGTCTGTAGAAACTGATAAGTTGAATGATATATTAGAACTCATTTATTGTGGAGATAGTACAGAGGTTATATTTGATAAAAATAAAATAACAAAGACTGACCTCAATCTAGTTTATAACTCAATAGCAAGTAAGAAATTCTCATTACAGTTAAATGATGTAGCATTATCATACATAGACAATAATGTACTTGAAGATGAAATCAATTCACCAAATCCAGAAGCATCTATATATAACAATAACACATATATTAAGTTTGTAGATAAGGTAGTAAAAGAAAACATAACAATATCTACAAAGCCATTGATTGGTAAAAATATAATAAATTCAGTAATACAGTAGGAGTTATAGATGTCTAGAGGAATAAATCTTTATAAAGTAAAGCCAACTGGAGCTACTACAGGTCCAATATATAATACGAAAGAAAATGTTATACTAAATGGCGGTGTACAGTACAATGATATCATACTTGAAATGCCATTGTCATATACTAGCAAATTTAAGATATGGCAACTAAATGATTCATTAACTCCAATAGATATAACAGATACTAACTATACATTCACAGACGATATCCTTACAAACATCACAGCAATAAGAAAAGCCCATAGTGATGACTATCGCACATTGATAAATACACTAAAGATAAACTGTGCATCAAAGTTTGGTGATACATTAATTGGTGACTATAATATAGGTGATACGAAGCTTATATGGAATAAGACAGGTAAGGCTGCTCTATACATTAATACGTCAGATAACAAACTTACAACTGAATTTTCTACATCAATAGATTTCAATAGTATAGATGGTAGTTTCACAAAAATAGCAACAATACTTTCGATAACACCAAATTCAATATCAATAACAAAACCAGTTATATTATCATCATCACTATCAGCATCAGGTAATCTAAATGTAGATGGTAATACTAGAATTGGTGGCACATTAACTATTGATAATGGATCTACAGCTTCAGCGATAGGGAATGGTATAGCAACATCAGGTAATATAAACATTACAAATGGATCATCATTAATAGTATCAAATGGAGCATCAGCATCACATCTAACACCATCGAAACTAACATCAAGCATAGTTGAAACTGATAGCCTTAACGCACTAGTAGCAACAATAACAGAAGCTGTAATAACAAAGATGAAAACAACAACACTAGTACAAAATCTAAATGCTGAATATTTAGCTGGAACAAAGGGAGACTATGTAATAAGCCATCTTATGCCACCAGGCACAGTGCTTTATTATACATCAACAACGCCGCCAAATGGATTTTTAATAGCTGATGGATCAGACTATCTAAAAACAGATTACCCAGATCTAGCTGTAGTACTAGGAACTACATTTGGGACACATGCCAACCCGCTTAGATTTATACTACCAAATTTGCTTGGTGAATTTATAAGATGTCTTGATATGGGCGCTGGTAAAGATATTGGCAGACAACTAAATAATATTGAACAGATGGATATGATTAGGGCTCACCAACATCCAGATACAACTCCAACATATGTGCAAGATAGTACTTCAGGTGGAGATTCACATTACTATGGCACACCAGGAAACTCAGGGGCATTTGGTGGAGCAGAAACAAGACCAAGGAATATGGCTTTAGTAGCCATAATAAAATATTAAAGGGGAATTAAAATGTTTGAGTTTTTAAAAGCACAGTTTGACAAGTTGAATGAAGTAGTATTAGGTTTCTTTTTGTTAGTAGCATCAGGTTTAACACTTATGTACTCACTACATAATGCATTAACAGACCTACAGGTAGTATCATTTATTGGGGTTAAAGTATCTCTATATATCTTCCTTGGAGCACTATTTATGCGCTTCCTTGGTGGCCTTTGTTTCAATGTAAGTAATGAAATCTTCAAAGAAGATAATATTGCAGCAGCAGTGTTCGTAGGACTATCTTGGGTGGGATTGGCTATTGCCATCGCTGCCGGAAACTTGGGGTAAATAATGGCTAACAAAGATAAGAAAGTAAAGACCACATCTTCAAATAGCAAGATCCAGTTTAGCAAAGGATCAAAGAAAAAGAGAACATCAATAGGCGATAGCAAAAATTCAAGACCAAAAAATAAACAAGCAGTAAGGCTGAAGAAGGGCCGATAGAGGGATACAAATATGAAAGCACTTTTATTGTTTATATTAATATTGGTGCTTACAGTGAATAATGCGCTTTCTGGTGATCTTCAAAAGTATACACTTGATAGCGCATCTTCATTCGTAGGCATAACAGAAAAAACAGGAAATAATGATGGACCACAAGTAGAGGCTATATTAAGGTATGTAGGACTACCAAAAGGGAATCCTTATTGTATGGCTACAGTAGTTTATTGTTATCACCTAGGAGCGCAAAGAGCTGGGTTAAAAGATCAACTTCCTAAATATGCTAGAGTATCAATGATGTGGAATTATGCTAACGCTAATCCATTTAGATATAGAGTAATAACTAAACAGGGATTGCTGATGAAAACATATAAACTAGAACCAGCAGATATATCAATACACTCAAGAGCTGGTGGGACAGTATCTAACTTTAATGGCCATACGGGGATAGTGGTAGCACAAAATACAATAGATACATTCACAGCAATAGAGGGAAACACAGGTGGTGGACCAGACCAAGGTGAGGGGCAAGGTATATTCAAAAAGACCAGATATATATCAAAGAACAATGGCAATTTGGGATTAAAAGGGTTCATAAGAATTAAATAAGGCTTATTATCAGTAAGATTAATCAGAGAGATAATACATGAATGTATATACTGGTCACAAACATTTCCCTTCAGATATAATAGGTCTAGAGTCTGTTGTATTAACTGCTGGCAATATAGGCTCAGTTCCAGCATCTGGATATGTGTCCTTCCTAGCCACATCAGACCTCAATGGTTACAATACAACCTCATCACGCTCAGACCATAGACATAATAATATATTAAGCTATCCAACTACTGGTAATTTATTAATAGATAACAGTGATGGTATATATTCAATAGCAATAAATAATATACTATCTAACCTAGTACTAGATAGGACAAACACTCTAAATATAGATGCATCAAAATTTACATTATACAATTCACCTACTGGTACTGCAAAATTTGATATAGAAACACTAACTGGTGATAGAGTATATCAATTCCCAAATACATCAGGCACAATAGTATTATCATCAACACTTGGTGATGGATCAGATATTCCATCAATAGGCCAAACACCTCCAGACATACCACGGATACTACTATCACAATGCACAAGTGCATTTAATAGTGGCTCAAAAACATCATCCATATCAGTAGCAATAGGGAATCCTGTAGGCTCAATACTATTAAGAAATGTTATTGGGTTTACAATATACTATAAACAAAAAAATACACTTATATGGAATAATCAATACTTCTCATACTCTCTATCAGCAGGTGCAGGAACTCAAGGTTCATTTATAGCACTATTTACAGTATCAGGATTAATACCTGGTGAAGTATATGAATTTACAGTAGATGCAAAGAATGCATTTCTTGCACAATCACTAAAGTCTACTATAATAGAAATAACATCAGCAGCTAGTACAGTTGCTCCAGCTCTGCCACTAAATCTAACTACTCTTTATCTTGGTACAATTGGTAGTTATGCAAAAGTAAGAGTAGATTGGTCACAAAATTTAGAAGATGATATTCTTGAATATAGATTATATAGGTCAACAACAATAAATCCTCCAGCACAGATATCTGGGAATAATTTTTATACTGGAGTAAGAAATTCTTGTAGTGCAGACTTTAATACATCTACCCCACATTACTATATATTATTAGTAGTAGTAAATAAGTCAGGGCTAATTAGTACTCAAACAACAGACTTACTTTTACCAACATCTCCAGCTGATCCTATAATTAGCAGTCAAAATATAACAACATCAATAAATGGCAATGGTTCATGTATTATAAATGTGTCATTTAATGATTCGTCAGTAAGTTCTGGAAATTTCCCTTATGTATTTACATTAAAAAAAGGTAATGATCCTGAATCAATAAAGACATTTTATGGTACTACTGCTAAGGCTTTCACATTCATAGATTTAATACCAAATACATCATATACAATAAATGTAGGATTTATAACTCCAATAAATGTATATTCTGGATTGGTATTATTGGGGACAATTACAACAGCGGCAGATACAACACCACCAAGCCAACCAACAAATTTTAACTATAATCTATTTTACAGTAGTGTAAATTTTACATGGAGTAAAAATACCGAACTAGACTTCAGTACATATAAACTGTATCTATCAGATGCTGCAACTGGGTGTTCTATAACAGAGGATAATAGAAAGTATACTGGTAGTGTAAATTCATTTTTAACACCCATAACACGTGGTGCAACTACATGGTATGCTAAACTTGTAGCTATTGATACATCAGGTAATGTGTCAACTCCAGCATCTGCATCATTCTCATTCGATCAAAGGCCTCCACGACCAACACATAATAATTTAGATATTACATCATCACAAATAACTGGTAGTGTAGTAGTAGACGACTTAGGGCAAGTAGCAGCATATATAAAAATATCATTTAGTGATACCCAAAGAGATGGTTATGGGTATTATGAATATCAAATATACAAAAACATAGGTGAAGAACAATACTTCACAGCACCAACGCCAATATATCCAGCAACCTCATCATTTACATTTCTTGTATTACCAAACACAACCTATAATGTAAATACAAGATATGTTGATAGCACACAGAATAAATCTGTATGGGCTGTAAATGGAGGTATTGTAGTTAGTACTCCAAAAAATAATATACCACCAAATCCACCAACTGGTTTAACAGCAAGATCTGGTTTTGGTTCTGTAATATTAAAGTGGAATAATCCAACAAATAAAGATTTAAAATACGTTGATGTTTATAGATATACAACAAATAATAGTGCAGTAGCAGAAGTAGTAGCTCATGTTAGTGGGAATACATATTCAGATGTAGGTTTATCAGCAGGAGATACATTTTACTATTGGACAAAAGCAGTAAATACATCAGATTTATCATCAGTATTTTCAAATGTAGCATCAGGGACAACAATACAACTACTACCTGCAGAGTTAGATACAAAAGCAAGAGTAGATTTCATAGTAAGAGACCTAATATTCCAATTTAAACATATAGAGTCAGGACAGGCGTCAACCACATTAGATTATCTCCCACAAGCAGGCAGTGCTGGTATAATATTTGAAGATATTCTTTATGCAGTATCTACAAGTGGTTCAATACTAAATGCTCAAAATAGTTATATAATAGCAACACTAACAAAATCACCAAATATAGCAAGCTTCTCAGCAAGTGCATTCAGTAGCTCATTACCAAATCTAAATAAAAACCAAATAATAATAGCATTAACATCAGCACAACCATTTACAGAGACAAATAACTATGCGTGTTATGTAAGACAAGCTAACTCAATGGCACTAGAAGGTGCCATAATAAGAGAAGCAACAATAACAACAGCAAAGATAAAAAATTTAGATGCAGCAGTAGTATCTGCAGTACAAGTAAACGCAGGAAGTATACTTATAAGTGGCTCTGGTGGTGCTCAAACATCACTATCAACAATAAAAGACAAAGCAGTAGCAGCTACAAGAAATGTATGGAGAGGTGCTTGGAGTTCAACAGCATCATACGTTGTTGGAGATGAAGTAAGTTATGTAAATTCAAGTTATGGATGTATACTAGACCATACTTCAACATTATCAACAGCACCACCAACAGGAGCAGATACAAATACATGGTGGAGTGTACGTTCAAAAGCCGCTGCTGGTGGCGCAACAGGAGCAACAGGATTAGCAGCACTAACAGTTAATTTATCAAACTCATCACAAAATATACAAACAGATGCTGACGGCCTTAATGGTGTATATACAGGTACAGGGACAACAATAACATTATCAGAAGGAGCAGTAGACTTAGACTATGATGGGTCAGGCGCAAACAATGGAAGATGGGCAATTTCAATAAATTCAGTTAATATCACTGCAGGAGCAATAACTGATAGCGGAACATACGTAACAGTAGCAGATGCATCAAATATAATAGCAGATACAGCATACATATCTTTTTCATTGAGTGGTAGAAGACTAAGTGGCGAATCTTTCACAATACGAAAAGACCAAACATTCAATAGAATAAAAGCTCCAGTAATGTATGATGTTAAAGTACTAAGTAGCGCTGGTAATATATTTAGAATAGGAGATGCAAAAACGACAGTTTTATCAGCACATGTGTTTAGAAATGGAGTAGAAGTAACAGATGAGCCATACATGATACCTGATAGATTTAAATGGGAGAGAATCTCATATTATCCAGACCCTGTAGGAGATGCTGCATGGAATGCAGCATTTGCAAGAGGACCAAAGTATATATCAATAACAATAGACTCAGTAAATACAATGGCTACATTTTTTTGTACCATAACATCATAAGGAGAAAAACAAATGGCTAATGCAGTTTCAATAGGACAATTAACAATTACGGATCAGAATGATGCCAAACCGATTTCCGTATATCTTCAGTCAAACGGGGCAAACACACAATTCTTTTTAGATGATCAAACAGATAGCTACAGTCCTAACTGGTCAGCTACGCCAATAAAGTGGTCAGCTACAGTATATGTAGGCAATATAACAAATAATGTATATATATGCACATCAAAGATATTCTCAATAGCTGGATCTGCAATAGCGCAAGATGGTGCATGGATCACAGGTGGGTCAGTTAGAGATGCAGTTATTGCTGCATACTTTACAGCTGGAACAACAATGCAATTAACAAATGCTGCTGGAGATGTATCTTTGCAGATAACAGGGAATCTAAAGCCAACAGCCAATACAGTACAAATTATGTTTAGTTGTACTTATACAGATGCAATTACAACCTTGTCACAGCCAGTGTTCAGACAAGAGACAATGGGTGTAAATACAAAAGGTATATCTCCAGTTTATGCAGAAATAAAAGGACCATCTGTAATATTAAAATCTGCGTCAGTAACAGCTGGCAGTGCTATACTTTATGCAGATTTAATGCGAACCTCAACAGGAGTAGCAGATAATACAGCTGGGACTACTTACATGTGGTATAAGCAGCCTTATGGAACTACAGATCTATTAGACTATAATCATCCAGATGTTGCAGCAGGATATTTTGGGTTTGCTGATACTGCTGCATATTTAAATGGGAAAATGCCAGTAAAAAATAAACTAGTAACAAGTGCGGCTGGAACACAAAGTGCTATTGCTGTTGGAAATATGCCAGATGGCATTGCAGGTGATTATAAAGCTATCTACGTTACAGAAGATGCAATTACGGATATACAGACATTGAAATGCACTATAAAAAGTCCGAATGATGCTGTATCATATAGTGCATTTCAAACAATAGAGGATGGGTCAGATCAATGGGTGACTGAGGTTATATCATCCTGCGGGAAAAGTATGTTACCATCTACTACAACAGCAAGATTAACACCAAGGATATACACAGGGTCATATTGGGTAACAGATTTTACTGGATATAAATACACTTGGCAGATCACAAACAGAGACGGAAAACAAGCTTTCTTTATTGATGCATCAAAGACAAGTGGGCAAAACGGTACATTAGTATCTTTTAATACCAGTGGGTCAGCAAGCGTAGCGGCGTCCTTTACAATTGGGACTGCATTCACACCAGGTTTAGCATTGGGTGATATTGTAAAATGTTATAGAGCAGATGGCACAGAAGCATTTTATGAAGTTCAGGCGTCATCAACAACAACTGTAAATCTAAGGATAACTGGTAATATTCAAGGAATAAGCTCTGCAGATTATCCATGGCCAATAGCAAATGAATTTGTTAGAATGTATCAGTGCAAAACAGACAATCCAGCAGTTAAGTGCGTAGTGACAACAACTGCTGTTGGTTCAGCAAATCCTTATTTAGATATATATGGAGCAGATATTGATGGATTAGGAAATATAATCTGCAATACATTCGCTCCAGCAAAAACTGCATAGTAGGTATATAAATGTCAAATCCAGTATCAATAGGTCAAGTTACAATAACAGATCAAAATGATACTCCAACATTCGTATTTACAAGAGACCCAATATTAGTAAGAATAACAGAAGCTAGTGCTAGTGGTGTGTTTGATAACACCACTAGCACAACTGTTTCTTTACTACTTGGAACTTATAATGATACAAGCAATTGGAGATTCAATGTAACTAAAAGCAGTGGAGTTGTGTGCTCAGAGGCAGCATCATCGACAACGCAGACAGTTACAAGCATGTCAACTTCTGCTGGGACAATTACTTTCACAGCATCGAAAACTGGGTATGGGCCAATAAGTTCAACTGTAGATATTATAAAGTTAATTGGTGCAAATAGTGTAATTGATGCTAAACTTGGGAGACAATCATCATCTGTTAATGCGGATAGTGGTGGGATTATTACTGACTTCTTAGATACTGGAAACGAGATAAGAGTATATTGTGGTTCTATTCCACTAGATTATGACAATACTGGAACAACTACTGGTCATTACAAAGTAACAGCAGAAGGTTTTAATATAACACCAGGTACCATAACATCAATAGCTGATAGCGGTGATAATATATATACAGAGACCATATTCGAAAGTGGTGTATATTATAATGGTCAACTAGTAAATATAGCTAAAGTAAATAACATAACTGGATTTGACCAATCACAAGATTCTGGAACTATAAGATTTACAATAGAGGGCAAAGACTTCTATGGTAACAATTTCCAACTTTCTAAAGTACAAACATTTAATAAAAACAAAGCTGCAGCAACAACTCCAGTCTATGAGATAACATCCTTACCAACAACACTAGCAAGAAAAAAAGATGGAACATTAGATACTACAGCTGTTAACTTCTATGCATGGAAAACAGATGGTAATAATACAAAAACAACTTATGATGGGAGATTTATATTATCTTGGGCCATAAGTGGTGGAGTATACACACATGACCTTACTTCAATAGCGGATGAACCATTTTGCCAATTTAATAACATAGACTCAAGAGCTAGAGTGCTTAAATGTGAACTATATGAAGCTGGTGGTACAACTACATTATTAGATGTACAAACAGTACCTATATTAGATGATGGATCTGATTCAATATCAGCAACATTATCTAATGAGTCACATAATATACCAGCAGATGCTGCTGGTGGTAATGCAGTATTTACTGGTGCTGTATGTACGATGACTGTTTATACTGGAAGTATTGATGATTCAGCAAATTGGTCTTTTTCATCTTCTGGGTTTAATGTAGGGTACACACAATCAAATTCTAATAGAACAGTAACTATAACATCAATGGCTGCATCATATTCATCTGGATATGTTGATATAACAGCAACAAAAGGTACAGCATCAATAACAAAAAGATTCACATTAACAAAGTTAGCAGGACCCCAAGGGGCTGGACTTGTTGGTATATCAAATCGTGGTGTTGTATTCTCAAAAAGCGCTTCAGGAATAATAACACCAAGTAGTGTAATCTTAACATTAGACCTTCCAAATGTAACATCTCCAACATACCAATGGAAAAAGAATGGTGTTAATGGAGTAACAACTCCAACATATACGATTCCAAGTACAGATTTTACAAATGCAACATCAAATATATATTCAATAACAGTATCAGGATACATTAGTGGGATTTTATATGCATTTAATGATTCTATAATTGTACCTAGGATAGATGAGGCTAGTGTTCACCAACAATACAATTAACAAATCAGGATATGACTTTTTCAGGTCCAACAGGGACTGGATACACACCAATAGATTTTACTAGTGGTGGATGTGTTATAACAGCATCAATAGGTTCATTACAGTTAAGTTATGCAGCTACTGGAGCAAATACTTTCAGATGTACAAATGACTCTCAAGGTATAACAGTAGCTACAGGTACTGGATCAGGACAGTCTTATACAATACCACAACCAATCAGTATGAATGCAGATAATGCTACTACTAATGTATATGTGACGATATGTGATGCTAATAATGTATCATTACCAACAATAACAAAAGTAATATCATATTCATTAGTAAGAACAGGAGCATCAGGACCAAGAGGCTCAAATTCCTGTATTGTTTATGCATATCAACGGTCAGCAACCACACTAGCATCTAACCCAGGTATAGTATCAGTAAACGTATCAGCTGGCACAATAATAACAACACCTTTAGCAAATAACTGGTTTCCAAACATACCTAGCTCCGTTACAGGACAAGACCTTTATATAACAGCAGCATCGGCAGTATCAGATACAGGTACAGCTATAGTACAGGCTACTCAATGGTCAGCACCATCAATCTTTGCAAAAGATGGTACTGGTGGATTCAATAACGCGACACTATTCTTACATCAAAGAACAACATCAAATGTTGCTCCAGCAGCTATTTCAGGCTCTATAACATATGACTTTACAACAAGTACAATAGTAACACCAATAGCTCCGTGGGTAAAAGCTATACCTGTAAGTGGTGGTGAATATATATGGCAAACATATGCAACTGCATCAAGTTCATTAAACTCTGATTCAATATCTGCGTCAGAATGGTCATCACCAGCACTATATTCAAAGCCTGGACCTGCAGGACTAAGCTATGCATTAAAAACAGATGTATTAAAAATAGAAAGAACAAAAACTGGATTTAGCCCTGCAACAATAACATTTTATTCAACAACAACTGAGGGAACAAACTTACCACAACCATTTTCATGCTATTATAAACTTTATTTAAATGACATATTACAAACTCCATCATTATCAGGAGCTACAAGATCTTCATTAATAGTAACACCTAAAGCAAATACAGCTAAGATAAGAGTTGAAACTTACGATACTCCACAATTCACATTACCATTTATAGACCAACAAGAGATAACAATAGGTGGGATAACCACACAGGCTATCTTAGATGCATTTATGGATGGTGGGTTAAGCTATACGCAAAATACAGACCCTTACGCAAGCTTTCCACAATTAGTATTCTCAAGAGCATCATCAGCATATAAACAAGATGGTTCTATTGTAACTATAAATAAACCAAGGATAGAAAAGGCAAGAATTGGTAGAGGTATATTCATTGAAGAGAGTACAACTAATCTATTATCAAATCCTTCATTTGAAGTAAATAAAACCTCATGGAATACTTATGGAGCACAATCAACTGCTTACTCTAGGTCGACAGATTTTGCATATAGAGGAAGTGCATCATGTAAGATTGAGAGTAGAGCATTAACTGGATGGCAAGGCTGTAGCACAAATATAGTACCAAGTGTTGGAGAGTGGTATACATTTTCATTTTATGCCAGAGCTGGTATTGGCTCTCCAGAAACAGAAGTAAGGATAGAAAGTCATAATAGTATAGCTCAAATAACTACACTATTAGTACAAAACTTTACATTAACAAATGACTGGGAAAGACATGAATATAGTGTACAAGTACCAATAGGATCAGTAATATTATATGCATGTATTTATATAAAAACTACTTCAGTTATAGGTGAATCATTTTACTTTGATTGCGCACAGTTAGAAAAAAAACAATATGCTACATCATATATAGAAGATACAAGAGCAGAAGAAACATTAAGTTTTCCATTAACTGGTGGAGAAGTTAGTAGAAATCAGGGTACAATATCATGCTGGCTATATACAACACCACTTACTAAAAAATATAATGTAGGAGGTGTTACCAGAACAATATGGTGGATGGATGGTAATGTAGCAAATGATAGATTAGCACTATATCATGATATGAATTCATCATTATGGGGACTAGTAGCCTGCAGTGGTGGAGCACCATGGGCAATAACAGCAGTACACACAACAACCCCAGATAATGAATGGGCACACTTCGCAGTAACATGGTCAAAAGATGAAGCTCCAAAGTTATACATAAATAGCGAATATATAGACCAGCTACCTGTTAATTATATACCATCAGTATTGACAAACTTTTATATAGGAAGCTCTAATGTATCACGACAAATAAATGGATTAATAGATGAATTTTGTATATCAAAAACGTATAAAACTGATGAAGATATTGCTCTGGAATATTATGCATTAGAGCCACAATATAAAAATGTAAATACTGAAATGTTAGCGCAGTTTAATGCTGACGTATGGAATAATAGTAGTAGTGGTGAGCAAAAGATATGGAATGGTATAGATTGGACTGTTACTGCTACTGTTGGTGTACCTAATGACTATTATGTTGGAGATACCTTAGCACAAAATGTATCTGAAGTTATTGGGAATAGTGATGGTAGAGGTATAAATATATGTAATCCAAACTATTCATCATTTGAGCAATCAGGACTCCCAGTACCAATACTTTCAAATGCTGGATACTATTTAGATAATTCAATATATAAATTTAATCCAAACTCACTAAGATTTACATCTAATGGACCTGGTAGTTATATATTATTCACACCAGCAGCAACAGGATATAATATAAGAATAGAGCCAAATAAAAAATGGCTATTGAGTGCATACGTTTATTCAACAACAGCATCGGCAACAGCACAGTTTGTGCTAAATACACCAACAAGTGGAGCAAGAACACTAACATTTACAACATTTCCATTAGCAAACAAATGGTCAAGAATAGCAGGAACAATAGACCTAACAGGTGACAGCAATAATACAATATGTTATTTAAGTTTAGCCACATCTGCATCTAATGGAACTATATTTTATCTTGATGCAATAATGTTAGAAGAGAAAATAGGAAATGGAAATTTACCTTCAGCATATTCAGAACCAGTAATAGTAGACCCAGCAGATAGAATAAATTATGGATATAACTTAATAACTCCAGGTAAAATATTAATAAGTGGTGGAACATCACTAAATGACTGGATAGGTGGAGCTGACTCTACTCAAATAGATGGTGGTAAAATATCTACAGACTCAATACAAACAAATAGTATAGTTATTGGTAGTAGAAATATAACTGTTAAAGGTATTACATTTGAAGCTGCAAGACCTGGAACACCAAATAGATTAGATTGGTCTGCTGGATTTATAGAATATATAGATGATGATGGTAATGTAAAATCGTCACCAATAAGTGCTGGATTTAGAGATTATGGTGGTGGTGGACTTACTGATTATATTTACTGGACAAAGAACGGAACTGGACTATTAGCAACACAAATACTATCAACAGCTATGGATAACAATAGTGTTATTTTAGCATCATATAAGAGTGGAATTGATTTAGTAACAAACTATGGAAGAACAGTCATAAATGGAAACTACATATCAACAGGAACTATAGACGCACAAAAGATAAAAACAGGAACAATAACATCAGATCAGATATCAGCAGGCTCAATAAGAGCTGATAAAATAGATATTGGTACAGTTAAAATAGATGGAACAAATATATGGACAGGATCAATAACTTCTGATAATCTATCGGCTGGCATAATAACAGCAGATAAAATAGGCACAGGCACAATAACGGCAGAAAAATTAACACTATCAGCAAGAGATATAATAGTAAAAGGAATACAATTTTATCCTAATACACCAGTTACAGATAAGGTTGGGTGGACAGCAGGAACAATAAGTTCGATAAATACAACTGGCGGATGGACCACATATAATATAGCTGGAAATATGTCTCCAGGAGTAGGTAATGGTGGAAGTACTGTATATTTATATTTTGATAGTGCGGATAACCCACCAACACAACTGCACCCATCAATAGGCGCAATGCCACAAGAACAATCAAAAAAGTTATTAGCAGCATATAGTGGTGGTAATATACTTGAAGTAATGTATGGAACTACAACAATAACAAATAACTATATACAAACAGGAACAATAATAGCTGCAAACATTTCTGCAGGTACAATAACTGCGAATAAAATAGCAGCAAATACCATTACAGCTGCTCAAATAGCAGCAGACACAATAACAGCAACACAAATAAAATCTGGTACAATAACAACAGATCAACTAACAGTTGCAACAAGAGATAAAATAGCAGATCATTTTGATTCTCTACCATCAGATAATGGATATAATACAATACCTGTATCAGGTGCAATAATAAACTTTTCAATAAACCCAAATAATGGTATTATAGGTAAAGGAACAGTAACATTCATATTAACATAAGGATAATTCAATATGGCATCAGAACATCTAATATATAATCCAAATTCCTTCAAAGCATTAAATCCAAAAACAATCTATAAAATATCAGCAACATTCAAAATACCATTAGCATCAATGCCTCTATCAGGAGCAGTAACGCTTGGAATAGGGCTCATTGGCTCTAAGACAGCAACCGGTGCTGAGAGTGACCTTGTGATATGTGGTGGTGGATATATACGCTCACAAGCATGTACAGGAGCATTTTATCATTGTTATAATGGATTAGTAAAAGATATTATTGGAATAGCTGGAGATAAATGGATAACTCTTGAAGGATATACATCAAATTTATATTCTGACATTAATGAAAATGGTACATATGATGCTGCTCCTAATGTAGATGCACCAGGAAGAATATATAGTAATAGTGCTAGTGCAATATTTATAACTCCACTAATACATATCAAAAATTCTCATGCTACATCTGGATTTAATATTGAATTTGACTCTATCATACTTGAAGAACTAACAACATCAATATCACCTAAGGGTATAACTACTGGTACTATAACATCATCAACTTCTATATTTGTTGGAAATAATGTAAAAATAGATGGCGCCAATGCCAATATTGTATTTTCAAATAATATAACTGGCGGTGGAGCAGAACTAGTAAAGATAGGAAATCTTGGTGGATCAGCTGGAATAGAGATAAGAGATAACAGTAATAATTTAGTATTTAAAGCTAATAATACAGGTAGAGCAGAAATTCAGAATTTATGGGTTGGAAATGGTGGATTAAATGGTGGTAATTCTTCATCAATTTTTAAATTATGGGATGAAGCAGGTATAGCTAAGTTTTATATAGGGTCTCAAGCTACAACTGGAGCATCACAATCAACAGGATGGTTGAACTGGGATGGTAATAAACTTTGGATTGGCGGTAATGTTGATATGACCGGTGCAAAAGAAGGAATGTTATCATGGAGTAAATTAAATAATATACCAAATATTAAAACCACATCCACATACACAGGGACAACAGACCCATATTTAGTACAGCCAATATTTTCAAGAGCATCTTCAGCTCTAGGCTTAGATGGTAAGACAATAATACAATCAGGCCAACCAAGAATATATGATGGTAAATTTGGGAAAGCGTTATATATAGAGGAAGGTACAACAAATTTAATAACACATCCATTAAGAACATCAACATGTTTTGCTTATGGAGCAGTAGGTAGTACATCGATAGTCTCAACTGACACATCTTATAGATCAAATAATAGTATAAAATATACATGGAATGGCACAGTAAGCACAAACTATTTCTATATAAGTGATGGATATTTAGCAGAAACACCATCAACGGTCTTTACAGTATCATGTAAGGTTAAAAGAGCAGATAATGCACCAATAGGAACAGTTAGTGGATTTCTATATTCACCAGTAGAAGGCAATGTTGTACAGGCAGCGACTGTAACACCAATAGACAACGGGTGGACAAATATAGTATATAGCAGAGCACTATCAGCCTCAGGAAAATTAACAGTAGCTGGAATATACTTCACTAACGCAGCAGCAGTATCAGGTGATTCATATTATATAGATGACCTGCAAGTTGAAATAAAAGATCATGCAACACAATTTACAGAATATAATACAACAAGGATATCAGATGCGCTAAAAATACCAACTGCTGGAGTAATGGATTCAGGCAAGGGTACCATTGAGATGTGGATTAAGAGAGTTAACCCCGCAAATGGTAACTATGCTTGGATATTTACAACAGGCACAGCAGCTACAAATTATTTAAGACTATTTGCACAATCTGGAGGAACATTTGGCTTCTTATATGGAACACCAACATCTGATGCAAATTATTACCCAACATCTACATTCATAGTTGATAACAATTGGCATCACATAGCGGTAACTTGGGAGAATAATGTAGGAATTAATTTATATTACGATGGTGCATTAAAACAAGCAGGAGTAAAGACACCAACAATAACACCATCACAATATTTGCAACTTGGAAATCCATCAGATAATCTTGAAATAAATGCACTATTTGATGATATAAGAATATCAAATATTGTCAGATCGGCAGCAGAAATAAGTGGGGCATATATATCAAACAAGCCAACAGTGATAGATAGATATACAACAGCATATGTTCCATTCGACACTACAGATACTTGGACAGATACAACAAATAGTAATTCACCAACATTAAAAATAAACAATGGGATTAACTGGACAGAGGCAGCTACTCATGGCGCACCTCCTGGCTCACTAGTAGGTAGCACTGCTGCATCTGCAGTTGAAAGTAATGCATCAAGTGGTGCAACAGCATTTACTGGAACAGCAGACCTAAGAACAAAGTTATCACCATCAGCAAGTGGAGCATTTGGTACGATTGTACCATCACCAACTATAGATGGTAATGCTATTATAAAAGTACCATATACTTATACTCAAGGCACCACAGCAGCAGATTGGCTGAATATATACAGAAAAGAGGGTGGTGGTACTGTATTAGCTACTGATGAGTGTTTTTCAACGTCACCAACGGCTGGAGATATATATTTTACATGTAAGCCAGGTACGGTATATACATTTGGTATTCAAGCATCACGTAGAGCTGAAGGTGGTATTTACAGTACAGGAATAATAACCTCATCATCAATAACAGCATCTGGATCAAATTTTACTGGTAATATTAATGGAACTTCTGCATCTACAGTTGTATCAAATGCGTTATCAGCATTCAATGGAACTATAGACTATAGGAATTCAAATGTACCATCATCTTCACCAGTTATAACAAGCTGGTCAACATCAGCTACTGCTGATGGAAATGTAATAGCATTTATAGATTATACATACACACAAGGTGCAGTAGAAGCTGATGGACTATTAGTTTATATAAAAGAAGGTGCAATAGCAATAACAACATCAGATACATGTTTCATGACCAATGCAGTTAGTGGTAAATTTATATATCCAGTAAAACCAAATACACAATACAGATTCAATATGCAGGCAGTAAAATCAGTAGCAACTGGATTTAGCGCAACAAGCTTAATAGTGTCTGATAAAACATTAACATCAGCATTATCAGTTTATTCTGGTAGTTTAAATAGGAATCTTGCATTTGCATCGAATCTAAAACCAAAACTAATATTAGCAAGAGGGAATGCATCAGGCCTTGTAGCAACAGCTGATAGAATAGATGCATTAGGATATCCTATACATATGGCTATACCAGTAACTGCTGGATTTGGATGGACAGTAGCACAGTGCAAACCATATAATATAATCGTAACTGACCATTATGTTTACCCTGCTGACGGGTCTAATCAGTTTATAAAAGACGCATTTGAGTCTGGTGCAAAAGTACTTGTATTAGGTAATGATTCAAGGACAGGATTATTTTATATAACTGGAGCAGTACCATGTGGAGGATCGCCAGGTAGAAGAACAATAGCATGGAGCGATGGAATCATTCAACATCCAGTGCATACAGGAGTTTCTTCGTTAACACTTGATAATGACAGCAATGGTTATTGGATAACAGATATAATACCAGAAGCAAAAATAATAAGTAAACATGTATCAGGTGGCATTGCTGATGTATTCTATTTTACAAACAATAAAGGTGGAATGATAGTACATGCACAATCACCATTAACGCAAGATGACCAGTTTTTAACAAATATCATTGAGTTTATGGCTGGTAACTTTTTAGTAAATACAAATGAAATTGATTATTTAGATAATAAACCAGCAACAACAGTAGTATCAGAAGCAGGAAGTGGTGCAGAAGCCTTTGATGGAACAACAAGCTATAGAACTTCTGGATACCCTGATGGTGTTATATCATCGTTAACAGCCTCATCTACTTCAACTGCAGATGGCAATATATTAGCTACAATAAGCTTCAACTATACACAAGGAGCAAAGAAGGCAGATACATTCTATATATTTTCAAAAACACCATCTGGAGCTACTGCTTTAACATATACAGACCCAGCAATAGCAAGTAATGCAATAACTGGAACAAGTACATTTACAATGATAGTTAAACCAGATAGTAC